TAATTGAGTATATATATCAGCTTTACGTTGATAATCAATAACATCTGCCTCAATAGCCGGATCCGTTGTTTGCGCGAATTTAGCCGCTAGAGCCCAAAAACAAAGAGCAGCAGTTAATGTTACTACTGCTTCTATATCAGAATCATTAATTGTATTAGTATCTTCATTAATCGTATGAGGTAAGGCATACTCAAACCTTGCTTTTTCATTACTTACTGGAATAAAAGACAAAAACCGGAAATACGTTGTAGTAACACTAGGATCACCGGACAATTTTTTAACGAATTTCCAATCACAATCTTCAATATAATTTGGATCTTGATATTTATCTGCCGGGTATTCAATTTTTCCTACGATAAAAGAAAAGTTTTCAACCCAATCGCTAGGTATTGCAAAATCGTAATTAGTCCCGTCTCCGGTTAATTCATGTATTTTAGTTAATGGCCTATCCTTAGAAAAAATAACTGCAGCCTGAGATAAAAGTCTAAATTTATCGTCAGGCTGCAGTTTTTCTGCGCTATCTTGCAATGCGGTTTCTAACCGTTTTAAATAATCTTCTCTAGTGTAACTCATTAGTTCTCCCTAATTACATTGAAATACTAGAACTCGAAGAGCTCGAACTTGAACTCGAACTTACACTCGAAGAACTAGAACTACTCGAAGAACTAGATGAACTATGGCTCGAAGAAGAATTGCTCGAAGAACTTGAACTCGAACTCGAACTCATGCTCGAAGAACTCGAAGAACTCGAACTAGAAGAACTTGAACTCTTACTAGAAGAACTCGAAGAACTCGAACTAGAACTCGAAGAAGAACTCGAGTTAGTATTTAATTCGGTTATATCGCCGAGTAATTGCTGTTGTTTGCGGAAAGCTAATATAATATTGCAATCTTCTTTAACAGCATTATAAGCACCGCAAGCAATATTTTCACAAGTTATCCCCGCTCCAGCGTTAGCTTTAAATGGACATTTATATACTGGCGCTGCCATATTTATCTCCTATTTTATTCGATGGGGGACTTAACGCCCCCCATCGAATCTAACACACGCTTTAAACAGATTCACTACTACTGCTCGAACTACTACTGCTCGAACTAGAACTGCTCGAACTAGAACTCATGCTCGAACTAGAACTGCTCGAACTAGAAGAACTGCTCGAACTAGAACTCATGCTCGAACTAGAAGAACTGCTCGAACTAGAAGAACTAGAAGAACTGCTCGAACTTAGTGAACTGCTTGAAGAACTGCTCGAACTTAGTGAACTGCTTGAAGAACTGGAAGAACTCGAACTGCTTGAAGAACTAGAAGAACTAGAAGAACTGCTTGAACTCGAAGATCCAGCAGCTAATACAGTTATTCCTAATCCGTACCAATACGTTCCATCGCACCAGAATTCAGCAGTTTCATATTTCCCGATATTAGCAGTGTCATAATTACTTCCACCGCCATTAAAACCACCGGAAACATAAACGTATCCTTGATCCGGCGTAGTAACATAAATGCTAACACCCTTTAAAGCAGCAGAAGCTGCTGGAAGAGTTAACTTAGCATTTAATGTTACAGTTATAAACTGATAACCATCTTTTAGTATATTAGCTTCAGTGAGCGAATAATCGCTAGTTTTAGTTAATGCATTGCCTTTTTGATTGGCTGTACAGTATTTATATCTGGTTGGTTTAGGCATTGGATCCTCCTTTAACTAGCCGCTACTGCGTTAGACAAGGCATACCAATAACTCCCATTACACCAGAATTCAACTGTATTATATGCACCAACTGTAACAGTATCATAACTAGCGCCACCGCCACCAAAACCAGCCGCAACCGCAACTTTCCCAGACGCGTTATTTGATGCAACATAAACACTGACACCTTTTAATGCCTCACTAGCTGCAGGCAGTGTTAATGTATATGCACCATTTATTTTAAAAAATGTATAACCATCTCTTAAAATATTGGCTTCTGTTATTGAATAATTTGCAGCTTTGGTTAGTGCAGTACCGCGACAATTGGCTACACCATATTTAAATCTTGATACTTTACTCATTTTTTACCTCCTTAACATTAGGCATTTCTCAGCCTAATAGCTGAGCCGGGCGGCACAATTACCGCCCGGCCATCGCAATTAACTTGGGTTATACAATCGCGCCTGCAAAGGCCCTGAAGTCAACAACAGCTCCGCCGTATTCATGACGAACCTTATAACGGATCTGGTCGTAAATGAACACATTATCTACGGTAGGCTGATCTTGAATCAGAATTTCCGGATCCTCTCTGCCGTTCAAGAATCCAATCTCGATACCTTCAACATCAGAAGGTTTGGCCGACAGGTAATAATTGGTTTCATCACCTCTTAAATACGGAGAAGCCTCAACATCAAACGTACCCTTGAGGGTATTTACGCCGTTCTCCGCATTCTCAGGATTTTTATCAGAATCCTTTAACTGGATCGCAGTACCTTTTAAGCTTTTCGGGACCCACAAAATCGGATTCTCCAAAGCTAAGATCTGCGTTATCTTATAAACACTTACCCAACCAGATGCTGTGCATCGGTAGTTCCGTATAAACCTCTGGTGATAGTCAAAGTTGATGTGCCATCTGAAGCATCAACCCTGGCAATTTCTCCGTCCATCCAGATCAGATCACCGGCCTTAAAATAAGTGGCAGTATTGGTAGTAATAACCAAAGATGTACCAGCTGCCTCTAACTGCGTGGCCACAAGCGATTTATATCCAAACTCACACTGATGATACATATCATTCAACAGATCTTGGAGATTATCATATCCTAAAACGCCAGTCCTGTAATTTTTATGGGCGGCAATATAAAGTACGGCGGAATCATAAATCGTGGCCGTATTAATACCGCTTGCGCCGTAACCGATCATTAAATCAAACACAAACTGATTCAATGTCATAGCCGCGGCTTTACCTAATTTCTTAGGCAGACTGGTTAATATCTTCAGATCATCGTCAATAATCATTCTTCTGGTAATCGTTACCAGACCACCTTTAGTGGCAACAGCGTATGTTGCCTCAGTATCACCGGGGAATCCTAATTCCGGGTAAGTCGGGGTAGCAGAATCAACCGGAGTTCCGGCAGCAGTCCTTGCGGCCTGTACCGTAGGAAGAACGCCAAAACCTCCCCACTGGATTCTTTCCTGCAATTTAAAATCTTTAACGTTAGTCGTTACAGCAATCTTTTTCCACAAGGGCGCAATAGCCTTATATTCCGGAAGCATCCGTCTTTGCATGGAATAACCCAATGCATAACTGAAACTCGCTTCTGTGGCTTCGCGTAACCTGGCCAATGCTCTCGGGCCTACTTTACCGGTAATCATTGGATCATCGGTAAAAGCAAC